TACCTCCTGTGGCAGATACCTCGGAGACGGTGCCAGACAGTGAGGGTGCCGATGCGTGGATCGAACAGATGAAGGCCGCTATCGACTCTAAGGACGTGTCTGCCCTTCTGGAGATCAAAAAGTCAATGACCAAGGAGAAGGTCACCGAGAACGTTTATCAGGGCACGACGCTCGCCAAGTGGCTTGATAAAGCCATCGCTCAGGTTGGTAAGGGCGGTAAGTAATGAAAGACTACGGCGCTCTAATCTCGGCATCACTCACGTCATACATGGACAATTCTCCACGTTCTATGCAGGCAGACGAGGGCAGGCTTGGACCGTCTGACATTGGGTTCTGCCGCCAAAAGGCATCACTCATGGTCAAGGGAGTGGACGCTACCGATGCTCCCCCTAAGTGGGCGGCAGCCGTTGGCACCGCTGTTCACAACTACGTTGAGGCAGCCATCAAGAGCATGTTCCCCGATTGGCTTCTTGGCAGCATTGACGACCTGTCCGTGACCGCTACCCTTCCTTCCGGGGCTGAGATCAGCGGTCACCCCGACATTGTGATTCCGACAGATAACACGGTGCTAGACATCAAGACCGTCGATGGATTCCAATGGATCAAGCGAGAAGGCACTAGCCAACAGCACAAATACCAGCGGCACCTCTACGCAATGGGCTGCATACAGGCAGGCATCTTTGATGACTCTAAGCCAATCTACGTCGGCAACATTTACTTCGACCGCTCTGGCAAACAGCCCGAACCGTTAGCGGTCGTAGAAGAAATGGACCCGATGCTCACTGACGAAATTGATTCATGGGTCGGAGACGTAATCTACGCCGTCAAAAACGGTGAAGAAGCATCACGCGACATACCCGCCGCAGTATGCGAACGTATCTGCTCCCACTTCACTGCCTGTCGTGGTGCTCTAGAAATCAACGAAGGCGGAGAACTCATCACCGACAATGAGTTGGTGGCAGCGGTAGACATGTACACCGAAGCACGCAACATGGAGAAAACCGCTAAGCAAATGAAGGACGAAGCCTCAACCCGGCTCGTAGGTGTTAACGGTTCCACCGGGGCTTGGCAAGTCCGATGGGTCGAAGTACAGCCTTCGCGTGTTGAATCATTCGACAAGCAAGGCTACTCTCGTCTTGACATTCGCAAGGCGAGGTCCAGATAGGCTCCCTGTCAGGAACCGTCACCCAGCCCCCCGTCTGGGTGCTGACAGGTAGAGAGGTGGGGGAGGCAGTTATTCCTGTTCCTGTCTCCCCCACCGTCCGCGAACAGGAGGAACAATGACAGACGACACCATCCGTCAATGCTGGGCCTACAGCAAGTCAGGGCAGCGTTGCGAGCATCCCGCAGGACACCCCGGCAACCATGTCATCATGGCCGAATGGGGCGACGACGAATGCGCCACGCCACAGCCCCCCGCTACTGCCCCACCACCGCCGCTGCCTGCACCGCTCACACAAACCACAAGCAAGTGTGTTGCCTGTGGTCACGCGCATAGCGGTGAGTGCAAGTGCGGCTGCCACGAGTTCATCGGATGAGCGAGCACCTGCCCGAGTGCGAGTCCAATGGATTTGTTTCGTGGCAAATAGAGGAGTGCATCTGCGACCGGCTCCGCGCCTGCGAACAGCGAGTACTAGGCGTCGCGTGGGAGGCATCTGCACGCGAGGCTGCTGACGTTGCGTTGCTGGCCGCACGGCACGCGGCTTCCAACACTCGCGGCTGGTTCACGGACGAGTACCCCGACTCTGACGGTACAGCCAAGCCCGTCGCGCTTATTGAGGATGTCGTCAACCGCATCGACGCTCTGCGAGACACCTAATGGCGAAAGAGTTTTACGGCAAGTGGAAGTATTCCAAGAAGAAGAACATGCTGGTGTGGAAGTGGAAGAAGCGGAAAGTTAGTCCTCTTCGTCTAGAAGAACGGAATCCCATGCACCAGTTTCCTGCATCGACTCCAGAGACGACTTCCACAAAGCGTTCACCCGCTTGATGAGATCATCCGCAACATCAGGATTCCACGACGCACCCTCAGCGGTTAGTTCCACCCGCAGGTCCCCGTACACGACACGGGCCATGATGTTCTTACTCACAGCCATCACTCATACCTCGCCATACTGTCGTACATGAGGAAGTAAGCCACACCATCCACGGTAGTGTCCCTCAAATATGAGGCTCGTGAGCGGCTGATCTTCACGAGAACCATCATAAGGGCTACATCTTCAGCGGTAATCTCATGCCCAATAAACGCCGACCACATCTCCGCGATACGGCCAAGATTCTCGCTATAGTCCCCGTACTGCTCGTCCCGCTTATCATCCACAAGATTAATAGCGTCCACGGCTACGGTCGGGTCAATGTGCGGCACGGTATCTCCCTCAGTCGTCCAGCCAAACTTGGTACTGCGCGGTGACTCGTCCCTTGTCGGGGTTGACGAAGTGAAGCCGCTGAGACGGGACGCCTGATGAAGCGAGGCCGACAGACGCATAGCGGTTGTCTGACTCTGTGCTTCCCGTCCCGTAGACGGCCCCTGCCCCGTCAGCAAGCGAATATTGGTAGTGGGTGTGGTAGTGGCCGACGTAGACATCCCTGAACGTCCACGGGTACGACCCTGACCGCCAGCGGTTGACGTGGTTGACGATAGTCGTGGGAGACGCATACCCGTTCCGTCCAATCTCATCCCCGTGGATGACGAGTGCCCGATAGTTACCGATCTCTACCCGCTGAATGTCCTCTGGGGAATCTTCCCACGTCACGTTCTTCACACCGCTAGCGGCGAGAATCTGGCGGGCCAACTCGTAGGTCATCCGGTCGGCGTTATCAGAGCGGGGGACAGCCGACCGCTTCGACCCCAGCCTGCCATGATTGCCCCACTCCCCTACGACCGTAACGTTCTCGTAGAAGCCAGCAGCAGCGGTGACCGTCTCCACCAGCAGGTTAGACACGTTCACGAACTGCTCAAATAGGGTGGCGTCTATCTCAAATGGCTGGGTAGGGAAGTTGAATAGTCCCTCAATCATGTCGCCGCCGAGCAGGATGTAGCAGTCCTTCACCGGATGGTCTTTGCGGTGAATGTCCGTTATGCCCTGAGCCTTGTCCACAAACCGGCGAACCCGCTGCCGCATCACCTCAGTGTTATACGAAGTCGTCTTCTTCGCGCCCTGCCAGTCCGTCAAATGCCACACAGCGGCCTCAGAACGGCCCTTACGGGCATCCTTCTTAGGCTTAGGTATCTGGAGAGGGTGAGCCAGAACAGCGTCTCTAGCGGCGTCTGTGAGCGCCTCAACCAGATGATCCGTCCTGCCCTTAGCCCGCAGCAAATCCCGCTGGGCACGAACAAGAGCGGCCCTCAGGTCATCAATCTCAGCCTGAGCCTGCACGCCCTCCTCAGAGAGCCGCTTCTTGATACTCATAGCCCCTTGCACTCACCTTTACGGTGACGGCGCAAAGCAGACTCCCCCACATGGAAGCCCTCTTCCCGCAGGATGCGGGCCAGACCAGCATTAGAAATACGGGGATCATCCATAGCCGCTACCAGAGCGGCCCGATCCTCATCATTAGTCTCATTGATAGCGGTACAAGTCGTACAAGTACCGCCGATCTTCGGCTTCTCATACTCCGCTAAACGCTTCGCCAGACTCACACAGCCCCCTGTGATAGATGGTGCGTATGAGACTACGCTACACCATCCACTTGTCAATCTCCTCCTGCGTATACAGGATGTCGGGCTTACGAGGACCAGCCCAATCATGGTGACGAGGACGACGAACCTTCGCACGACGCTTCTTCTCAGGCCACTTAGCGGCCTCCCCACACGCCTCCTGAAGCCCCCTCAGAGCCTTGATCTGCGCCTGAGTGAAGTCCTTCTTCCGGCCCTTGCTGACGATTTCCACGCCCAGCATGTAGCGGTTTCCCTCATTCGTTCTCACGCCGAGAGCGTTCCACGGGGTCTTACCGATGAACGTGCCAAGTCCAGCGTGCCAAATAGGACGAGCAGCGTGAACATACACAGTCCCGTCCCGGTCAAGGGTGAAGTTGGCCGCTGGCACCCGGTAATGAGACTGCACAAACCTGACAACGCCAAGATTCGCGCCCTTCTGATTCCCCTTATCGTTAGGGTCAGTGGACTCCGTAGCAGCACCAGCGGTGTGATGCAGCACCAAAGCGACCGGCAGGCCACCGACACCCAGCCACGGCCCCGTGTAGTCCTTCTTCCAGTCCCGCATGAACACGACCTTGCCGCCCGGAATCTGCTTCCGCAGCGCCCGCTTCAACCGCCAAGGAAACAACATCACGCATCCCCATCCGCACTCAGATCATCCATAGCCGCCTCCTCATAAGGCGGAATCTCCTCCATCGGCCCGCTATCGACCGGGCTGAGATGAGACAAAGCGAGGGTCGGAGCAACAATCGCACCTAACAGCGCAATCCACAGCGGAGCAGCCGACTCGTCGATCACCCCATAAAGGACAAGGAGCGGAACAACGGCCAGCAGGATGCTGTAAATCCACTTACGTCCCTCACGTGAAAGCAAACGGTCAACCATGTCTCTTGTCCTCCATAAGGTGATCGCGCACATGCTCATCTATACGCGCGTGAACCTTACCAATACTGGTAAAAAGCCTGTCCTGCTGTTCCGCATCATGCTGCCGCAACTCACGAATCTCAGCGTGCATCTCCATCAACGCCCGCTCAATCCGATTCACTGCATCCCTCATGGAAGAACCACCATTCGGCTTCAGTTCCTTCATCTGAGCAATCTGAGCACGAATCAACCAGATCAGACCGGCCATCACGAAAGCCACAATCGTGAAGATCGTGGTCAACTCCGCTGGGCTGTCGATCCAATCTGGCATGAGAACAACCTATCCGCTATGGAGCGGGAACTTCCTCAGCGGCAGGCTCCTCAACCGCAGGCTCTTCAACAACCGGGCTAACGAACTCGTCAGCCTCAGCGTCAAACGTGTCACCGATACCGGCATACTTCCCACGAATCGTCGCGTTGTACGAAGTACGCACCCACGTACCGTCAAGAC